TACACCTAAAAAAGCTCAATAAATGATTCATATCATTACTCCCTGCTCACGCCCGGAGAATCTTTCAACAATTAAACAAACCATCCCGGAAGATTGCAGCTGGACGGTGGTGGTTGACGAGAAAGCAGCAGGCAATTTCCCAAACGGAATTACTTACCTACGTCCTAACGTATCCGGTAGTTGGGGGCATCCACTTCGGAACGTAGGTATGGAGTTTATATTGGCTCTAAAGGCCAAAAGAGGCGATTACATATACTTTCTCGACGATGACAATATAATTCACCCGGATTGGTACGAAGCCGTTAAAAACGAGTTTTATCCAGTTATCACCTGGGGGCAAGTATTTAAGAATGGCCACCCAAGATTACACCCGACTAAAGAGCCACGGGTAGGTACAATCGATACTGCCTCGTTTATGGTACGTTGCGATGCAATCGGAGAAGCAAGATTCGGAACCGAATACGAAGCAGATGGCCTATTCGCTCAACAAATGGCTAAGTGGAATGTAAACACGCTCGATGCCTACCTTTGTTACTATAACTATTTGAAATGAAAGTCCTTTGCATTGGTGACCCGGATTCCGGGGTGGTGTACCACCGTATTTACAAGCCCTTTACTCTGTTAAAGGAGAAAGGGCTTTTAGACTTTCAGATAATCAATTACAAGCATCCAATACCCGAAGCCGATTGGGAGGACGTTACCCACGTTATCTTTTCCCGTGCGCTGCCGTTTACCGGCGAATCCTTTTCTAACTTCTTTGCTATCTGTAAAGCGCTGGGCAAGAAGGTTATTATTGATAACGACGATTGGTGGCACCTGGCATTAGACCACCCAAGCAAACCAACATACGACAAAGCAAACCTATCAGGACGAATTGTAAACTCTATGTACTTCGCTGACGAGGTATGGACTACCCAAAAGTATTTAGCCGATAAAATCAAGAAGGTAAACCGTAACGTACATATCATCCCAAACGGATTAGACCCTTCCGACCCGCAATGGCAAATCACCCGCCAAGAAGCAGATGAAGTACGGTTCGGTTACGTGGCCGGTATATCCCACTTGCCAGACCTTGTGCAAAACAAGATAGACCTTTCACCTTACGAATCCTATGTAGCTGACATTGGTGGATACCCACAAGCTGCAAAAGCAAGATTCGCATTAGAAACAAGACCACCAAACGAATACGGCCAATTATACCAAGCGTTTGATGTTGCAATATCCCCATTGCTGCCAAGTGAGTTCAATCGCTGCAAATCAAACCTAAAGATGGTAGAAGCAGGGTTCGCTGGTTGTGCGTTAATTGTAAGTGATGTTGCACCATACTCAAAACACCTAACCGATAAGAACTGTATAGCCGTAAAACATAACGGGGATTGGAATAAGGCAATTAAATACCTACACGAGAACCCTAACAAGGCCGGGGATATTGCGCTTACCTTACACGAGGATATGACCACAAACTTTAACATTCACGATTTTAACGATATTAGATTAGAACGCTTATGCAAATAGTACCAATTACCCAAGTGGTTCCCAATACGAACAACCCACGAATTATCAAAGACGATAAATTCAAGAAGCTCGTAAAATCAATCCAAGAGTTCCCCCAGATGCTTGAGTTGCGCCCTATTGTTGTGGATGCAAATATGGTAGTGCTTGGAGGGAATATGCGCCTAAAGGCGTGTAAAGCCGCTGGACTGAAAGAGGTGCCGATTGTTATTGCCGATAACCTAACGGAGGAGCAACAAGCGGAATTCATAATCAAAGACAACGTAGGGTTCGGAGAATGGGACTGGGACTTATTAGCAAACGAATGGGATGAGGATTTATTGCAGGAATGGGGCCTGGACTTGCCCTTTGACAATACGCCCGTTCTGGAAGCGGAGGAGGATGACTACGAAGCACCATCCGAAATAAAAACAGACATCGTAATTGGAGACCTTATCGAAATAGGCAACCACCGTTTGTTATGTGGGGATTCTACGGATAGCGATGCAGTCGCAAGGCTGATGGATGGAACAAAAGATGCTTTTTGTTTTACATCACCACCATACAATGCAGGTGATAGTGCAAAACTTAGTGGCAATATGGCAAGTGCAAATAGGGCAAACTTGTATGAATCATATGATGACGAGCAAAGCCCTGACGATTGGAAGCAACTATGTGAAGCGACCATAAATAACGCAATGATTCATTGCGAAGTAATTGCATACAACATACAAATGTTGGCAAATAATAAGATAGCGTTTCTATCATTGATGAATGACTATAAACATAATTTGATAGACATTGCTATTTGGAATAAAGAACACGCTGCTCCCCACGTTGCCGAAAATGTGATGGCAAGCACGTTTGAGTTTATTTTGTTTTTATCGCCAAAATCAAACCCAACAAAAGCAATCACGACAGGTAAGTTTAGAGCTGTTCAAAACGTATACTCTGCCCCGCCACAGAGAAACAATGAGTTTGCAAAACATCACGGAGCAACATTCCCGATGCATCTACCTGAGTGGGTTATTAAAACATTTACAACTAATCAAACCATACTTGATTTATTTTGCGGCACAGGAACCACAATGGTAGCAGCACATCAACTCAACCGCAAGTGCTACGGAATTGAACTTGACCCCAAGTATTGCCAAGTAATTGTAGACCGAATGCACAAACTTGACCCCGCACTTGAAATTAAAATAAACGGCAAACCTTATGACAAATACTGACATTACTAAAAAGGCAATGCTCGAAGCTTTAGAGAAATCTTTGGGTATTGTTACTTCCGCTTGTAAGTCGGTAGACATTTCAAGGGAAACGCACTACCGTTGGTTGCGTGAAGATGCCGAATACAAAGCAGCAGTCGATTCGCTAACAGACGTTGCCCTTGACTTTGCGGAAAGCCAGTTGCACAAACAAATCAAGGACGGCAATTCAACCGCAACAATCTTTTTCCTAAAAACCAAAGGAAAGAAGCGGGGTTATATAGAACGCCAAGAGCTGGACGTATCTACGGGCAAGATGTTCCAAATCGAAGTTCTTGGCAACGATACAGACCAATAAGGTATTTAACCACCTAATTCAAAGCGATAAGCGTATTATCGTTGAGCAAGGCGGTACACGGAGCGGGAAAACTTACAATATCCTGCTCTGGCTTATTTTCTATTACACCGAACGCAATACAGCCAAGACCATAACCATTTGCCGTAAGTCGTTCCCTTCCCTGCGGGCTTCAGTTATGCGGGACTTCTTTGATATTTTGCGTGAACACGATTTATACCGGGAGGACTTCCATAACAAGTCCAGCCACGAATACCACCTTAACGGAAATCTTATTGAGTTTATTTCCCTTGACCAGCCGCAGAAGATTAGGGGACGTAAGCGGAACTTGCTTTACATTAACGAGGCAAACGAATTATTTTACGAGGATTGGCAGCAGCTTATCTTTCGTACCGATGGGCGTATTATTCTTGACTACAACCCTTCCGAATCTTTCCATTGGATTTATGATAGGGTAATACCCCGTGAGGATTGCGACTTTTACCAAACCACCTACCTGGATAACCCGTTCCTTGATAAAGTCACCGTATCGGAGGTTGAGCGACTGAAAGACACAGACGAGGACTACTGGCGTATCTACGGCCTTGGTGAGCGTGGTATGAGCCGAGCCACAATCTTTCAATTCGGAACGTCCGAAATACCGCAAGAAGCAAAACTAATTTCAATTGGCCTCGATTTTGGTTACACGAACGACCCCAGCGCCCTTGTGGCAGTCTACCAGCACGGCGATAACCTTTACTTGGACGAGTTGCTCTACCGAACCGGGATGACAAACCGAGACCTCCATCACCACCTACAATCGTTAGGGCTTGACCGGAGGGACGAAATCTTTGCAGATAGTGCCGAACCGAAATCAATCGAGGAACTGCACCGATTCGGCTGGAACGTAAAGCCAACAGCCAAAGGCCAAGATTCGATTAACGCAGGTATTGATATACTGAAACGGCATAAGATATTTGCAACAGCACGGAGCAACAATCTAATTAAAGAATTGCAGAACTACAAATGGACGGAGGACAAGAACGGAAACCTGCTTAATAAGCCAATAGACGTAATGAATCACGCCCTCGATGCGGCACGTTATGCCGTCTACAACAAATTGTCTAAGCCGAATTACGGACGATATTCTATTAGGTGAAAATTTTTTTTTGTGTAAATGTTGCACGTATTAAAAATCTGTGTAGTTTTACCACATCAAACAACACCTAAAACAAAACAACCACGTTATGAAACTAATCACCACAAAAGCAGAAGCAGGCCGTTACATCGTTTCCGCAGTCCACAACGGAGACATCCGTTATTGGGAAGTTTGCAAGGAGTACAACGAGGGATACGATGGCCTTTACGGCAAGCGTTGGAGCATATACGATACCAATCTCACCACGAACGAAAAGCGTGAGTGGGGTGGAACAGGATGGAGCAGCAAGGCCGGAGCCATTGGATTTATCAAACTTGTCCTGAAACTTCAGAATTTGGCAGCATAAGGTTAACTGATGTAAAACACAACGCCACCTCCGGGTGGCTTTTTTATGCGCTATATTTGCGTAAAGAGTTATTTATCTATGGAACTGAAATTAGTAGTACCTACTTCGCTTGACGAAATCACGCTCGAACAATACCAGCGCTTTGCTCGTATTGAAGGAGAGGGTGAGTTCAAACAAATGAAGATGCTTGAAATCTTTTGCGGGGTTCCGTTTTCAGAACTGCCGAATGTCCGCTTGATAGATGCGGTAAGCGTATTGGAACGCCTGACTAAGACCCTATCCGAGAAGCCCGGATTGACTAAATTCTTTGAACTCAACGAAGTTAAATACGGATTCATTCCAGCACTTAACGAAATTTCCCTCGGTGAGTTTGTCGACCTTGATTCGTACTTATCCGATTGGGCAACTATGCACCGTGCAATGGCGGTACTATACCGCCCAGTCGTAAAGGAAAAGGGTGAGCGTTACGATATTGAGAAATACGAAGCAACAGACGAACGAGACGAAATAATGAAACAGATGCCCGCTTCGGTAGTGCTTGGGGCGCTGGTTTTTTTTTATCGTTTAGGGAACGTATTGGCAGCGCATACCCTGCGCTCTTTGGAGAAAGAACTGAAAACCCATACACCAGAGAAGCCCAGTTCGGACAGCGATGGGGATGGTATCAATCAATCTATGCGCTTGCTCAAGGAGATGTCCTCAAATTTGGAGACGTTACTCAACTTCCAATAAACCAGGCATTGAC